AATCCGATCAAGCCCGCCGGGGGTATATACACTATGGCACAGAGAGGTTTGTGGGACAACATCCACGCCAAACGTAAGAGAATCGAGCAAGGCTCAAAGGAAAAGATGCGTAAACCGGGAGATCCCGGAGCACCTACTGCAAAAGCACTACGTGAGTCTAAAGCAATGGGCGGTTATACCGAAAGATGGAGTAAAGCACGTGGCGGTTGAATATCGTGGTATGACATTCCCCGGTTACAACAAACCTATTCGTACCCCTAAGGGCCCAAAGAAGTTTGCGGTTCTTGCCAAAAAAGGGGACGATGTGAAGTTAGTCCGTTTTGGCGATCCCAAGATGAGCATTAAGAAAGATCAACCAGCAAACAAGAAATCCTATTGCGCTCGCTCCTCTGGAATTAAGGGTACTGATGATAAGTTCAGTGCAAACTACTGGTCACGTAAAAAATGGAATTGTTAATGAAATACGACATGACGTCACTGGAAGATCAACTCATTGACCACGAAGGTCTCGAGCTCAAGCCTTACCAGTGTACAGCGGAGAAGCTGACCATAGGAGTTGGTCGCAACATCGAAGATCGTGGTATCACGGAAGACGAAGCACGTTATCTTCTGAAGAATGACATCAAGATTGTAGAAGATGAACTTCTTGAGAAAAAACCCGTGGTTGCTGGACTTGATTCTGTTCGTCAGCGGGTGCTTGTGGACATGGGCTTTAATCTAGGCATCCCAACTCTTTTGAAGTTTCAGAACATGTGGTCCGCGATTGAAGACGAAGACTGGGAAGAGGCCGCAAATCAGGCTATGGATTCCCGGTGGGCGAAGCAAGTAGGACGTCGAGCAGAGCGTCTCTGTCAGGCGATGGCTACGGGTGAGTGGGTTTAGATGTCCATAATCACCAACAGCCGGATGCGGACCGTAGGCATAAGTCAGGATACAGCCGACGGTTACACATCAGGAACACAACAGGCTATCTACACGTGTCCTGCAAATTGTCGCTCACATATTTCTCTTCTTTTTGTTTCTTCTGTTGACCACAACGTCACTGTAGATGTAGAATTGAATAGGGCGGATGGAGACCATTTCCACATTCTTGGCGGAAAAAATCTGAGTGCCGGAGAATTTGTCCAGTTTGATGGGGCATTAATTATACTCGAGCCGGGGGATCAGATGGATGTAACAACTACAGGGGGTAGTGCTCACGTAGACTCCTTTGTAACAGCCGAAGAATTTTTCGTAGTTCCCGGCTAGTCGTATTAAAATAACGGAGAAATAAATGAGTAAGTCAAATTACTTAGAAGATAAAGTGTTGGACCACGCACTCGGAACAACAGCGTTTAGCCAACCAACTAGTCAATACCTTGCGCTACACACAGCAGATCCCGGCGAAGCTGGAACTGGAGCGGAGTTATCCGGAACAGGCTACTCCCGTGCCGCGATTGATTTCAATGCCGCTTCTAGTGGCACAGCGACCGGCCCTACATCAGTAATCGAGTTTACAAACTCCGGCGGAACGTCGTGGACTGAAGTCACACATTTTGGTATTTGGGACGCCGCATCTGGCAGTAATCTACTGTATTACGGCTCACTAACTACATCTAAAACAGTTGCCGCTGGTGACACTCTACGTTTTACTGCCGCCTCTATATCAATCTCTGAAGGTTAAAAATCAATGGCTCTCGTAGTTAAAGATCGCGTCAAAGAAACGACGACAACTACTGGTATTGGTACGATCACACTAGGCGGAGCGCAAGACGGTTTTGAGACGTTTGCGTCTATTGGTGATTCTAATACTACATACTACGCGATTGTAGACGGTACTACCTACGAATGGGAAGTGGGTATTGGTACGTACACTGCAACTGGTACGACTCTTAGTCGAGACACTGTATTAGAATCCTCAAACAGTGACGCAAAAGTCGACTTTGGTGCCGGAACAAAAACAGTGTTCTGTACGATGCCCTCTGCAAAAGGCATCTACACTCATACGTTTACTGAAGCTACAGAGCTCGGGTCAGGGGCAGTCGATGGTGCGGATACTCTCTTAGTACTCGACGGTACAGACAGCACTGTAAAACGAGCGACGATCACAAACGCCGCCTTACAAGGCCCCACAGGCCCTACTGGACCTACAGGTTTAACTGGCCCCGATGGACCTACAGGCCCTACTGGACCTACAGGTTTAACTGGCCCCGACGGACCTACAGGCCCCACAGGTCCAACAGGCCCCGACGGACCTACAGGTCCCACAGGTTTAACTGGCCCCGATGGACCTACAGGCCCTACTGGACCTACAGGTTTAACTGGCCCCGACGGACCTACAGGTCCAACAGGTCCTACGGGACCAAAGGGACAGAAGGGCGAAGTCGGTGCTACGGGCCCAACTGGTCTCACAGGTCCTGCCGGTCCCACAGGTCCAACAGGCCCCACAGGTCTTACTGGACAAAAAGGTCAGAAAGGTGAAGTTGGGGCTACAGGCCCCACAGGCCCCACAGGTCCCACAGGTCCTACTGGACAAAAAGGTCAGAAAGGTGAAGTTGGGGCTACAGGCCCCACAGGCCCCACAGGTCCTACTGGACAAAAAGGTCAGAAAGGTGAAGTTGGGGCTACAGGCCCCACAGGCCCTACAGGTCCTACAGGGCAAAAGGGACAAAAAGGTGAAGTCGGTGCTACAGGCCCCACAGGCCCCACAGGCCCGACTGGACCAACAGGGCAAAAGGGCCAGAAGGGCGCGCCGGGTGCTACAGGACCAACAGGTTCAACAGGACCAACAGGTTCAACAGGACCAACAGGTTCAACAGGACCAACAGGTCAAAAGGGCCAGAAGGGCGCACCGGGTGCTACAGGTCCAACAGGTTCAACAGGACCAACAGGTTCAACAGGACCAACAGGTCAAAAGGGCCAGAAGGGCGCACCGGGTGCTACAGGACCAACAGGACCAACAGGTCCGACTGGCCCAGCAGGGACACCATCTACCACTCTTGGAGCAGTAGGATCTTATCTGTTTGGCGTGTACGAGACTACAACAGATGTATTAGTCGGTAGCACAGCACCAGCTTCTGTACTAGGATATCAACAGTCCAACAACCAATACACACTGTGGGTTAACGGAAACAATAATGCTATTAGCGGTCGGATCAACGTCGCACTAACTCACCCGTCTGGGACTTGGAGAAACATGGGGCCGGGTAAAGCTGATTCCGTTAATAACAGTGCCACAAGTTCCAATCAAGCTAGCCTCAACTTGTGGGTAAGGACAGCATAATGACAGCAAGAACTGTAAATTCAGCGCGAAACCCGAAGTGGGTAGATGCATCAAATACGTTGATTGATCTTGAGGTTGATTTTGATGAGCTTGATGAAGTTTATGTTTGGTTTACCGCGCAAATAAGCGATCCTGAAGAGTGGGGAAGAACTCTTTTCAACAACGCTGTAAACGGAGATTACGGAGAAGTGGCCGCTTGGGTCGCTCCGTCAAATATCTCAGGCGAAGATGCCATGAATATGGTGCGCTCTGTAAGAAATGAGATGTTGCGAGAAACTGATTACATCGAAATGCCGACAAAATGGGCAACTTTGACCCCCGAGAAACAAGCAGAATGGGCTACATATAGGACTGCATTAAGGGATATGCCTGCCACATACCCTAATGCAGAATATCGTTGGAATATCGCGGATGACACATATATACTCCACAACGTAACTTGGCCAACGGTAGTGGACTGATGAGTTTTGTAAACTTTATATACGAGAAAGAAAGCGCAATTACAGAAGAGTTTTGTCGGGAGATAATAGAGAGCGGGAAAGCCGTTGTCGAATCCGGGGCCCTAAGTCAGTACCATGCTGGTAAACATCAGTTTAAAGAAAAACAATTTGGCAGACATGACCTGCAAATCTTTATGCCAGCGAACATGACCAGCCACTTTGGAGACATACAAAATGTTGTTCTCGATGCCGTTGAAGAATACGGTAGCGAGGTACAATCAATTCATCATTGCCCTCTTATCTGTTCGGTTATGAAATTACAGGTCACCCCTTTGACCGGAGGATATTCCGTTTGGCATTCAGAGCATGGCCCGGGCGCGGCGGCTTCCAGAGTTCTAGCTTGGTCAATCTATTTGAACGACGTCGCAGAAGGAGGGGAGACCGAGTTCTTGTACCAAGGAGTTAGATATCAGCCTAAAACTGGGTCACTCCTTATGTGGCCCGCAGGCATAACTCATCCCCACAGGGGAAACCCGCCTCTATCTAACGAAAAAATTATACTTACTGGATGGGTATGTTGCGCGACTTCCGAAACAGAAAATAGTGGCCTGAACCTCTTGAAAGAAACTCACGGTGATAAGGCTATTCATGCGTGATAGCTGGCAACTTTTTGAGGGTGTTCTGCCTCCTGACTTTTGCAACACAGTAATTGAGTCAAGCATGAGGTACCCAGAGCATAACGCCGTTACATACAACAATAATTCAGACCATAGGTCATCAACTATTCGATGGATAGATCAGGAGTTATCGCTCAAGAAGGTCCTGATCGATTACGTCACGGAAGCAAACGCGAATGCATTTTGGTTTGACATCATGAATCAAATTAGCGAGCTTCAGTTTACCGAGTACCACGCCAGTCAAAACGGAAAGTACGACTGGCATCACGACATTGACTGGACGGCAGATCATGCTTATGATAGAAAGCTAAGTATGTCTGTACAGCTATCTGATCCGAATAGTTATGACGGAGGCGAGTTCGAGTTTTCTGAAATCACGAACCCCGTTAATTTTAAGACACGCGGATCAGTGCTTGTTTTTCCGTCGTATCTTCAACACCGAGTTACTCCGGTTATGAGTGGTGTTAGATACTCTCTAGTTTCGTGGATAAGGGGTCCCCGGTGGCGTTAATTAGTCGAATCATTTCTTTACCGTATCGAGTCGATAGACGTCAAAGGTTTATTAGCGATAACCCTTCGATAGCCGCAAATTACTTCATGGCTACTGATGGTAAAAAAGTTTCCGCTAAGAGTGTTATCGCTCTCGGAATGTCCCTTAATAAAAATTGGAGAGACCCTCTTCTAAAACGGCGTATCACTAAGGGTGAAGTCGGCTGTATGCTTTCTCATTTAAAAGTGTGGGAAGAGTGTGCAAAGGGAACAGACCCCTACGTTATCTTTGAGGATGATTTTGTAGTTGACGCCGAGCAGTACGACGAACAGAAAATCGTAGATGCTGTAACAAAATATGGAGTTGCGTACTTATCTTGTCTTGAGATGGACGAGCAGGAACTCGGTTCTCCAGAAGAAGGTTTAAAGTACGTCAACTACCCGTATTGGTGTTGTGCTTACGCTATTACACCTGAAGTAGCTGAACAATTAGTCGCTTACGCAAAGGTACTTCCGTTGCTTCCCTCTGACGAGTTTATGCCATTGGTAAGAAAGCAAAAAGGATTACAGTGGGTTGCTTTTGAAACTCCGATGGGGGCTCCAAGAGATAGGGCAGAAGCTAAGTCTAACACAGAGCCAGCGAGTGATGACGACTACTTCGTGTACGGAACTCCTCACTTTTTTACTGTAGCAACAAGCAGAGAGCAAGCCTATAGACTCGTTGAAACTTGTGATCTACACAAAATAGACTTGACTCTTGCGGGCGAAGGTCAAGAGTGGATGGGCGGGGACATGACATCTCCCGGTGGTGCCCATAAGATTACACTGTTACGTAAAGCACTCGATCACTTACCCGATGACGATATCATAATATTTTCAGACGGGTACGATTCCTTTCTTGTTAATTCTACAGACATTCAACAACAGATTATTGCGCGGTACTTAAGTTTTGGCTCCGACATTGTATTCTCAGGAGAAAAAACATGCTGGCCTGACCCGTCTCTTGCAAGTCACTACGAGATTGTTGGAGACTATCCTTACTTAAACAGCGGAGGCTTTGTAGGCTCCGTTGGGGGAATCAAAAACTTAATTGATTCTATGGGTGAGTACAGTGAGAGTGACGACGACCAGTTGCTTTATTCTCGGGCATACTTGTCTGCCGACCACGATATTAAAATTGATGTTGAAGGGTACATCTTCCAAACCTCATGCGACTCTGTCGTAGTTACTGGAGGAGTTATCCATAACAATATGTGTTACCCGTTAATCTTTCACGGAAATGGCGGTGACACAGAAAAAGCGAAAATGCAGAGACATTTTTCGAGGATATACCCCGGAATTAAAGAACCTACAGAGTTGAAAGGTTACTTAGTTGTTGCTCCAGAGACACTTGTTAGTGAGTTTTTAACGGAGGAGCATTGTAAGGAAATCATCCGGCTGTCAGAAGAAAACGGGCAGTGGGGATCATTAACCTACGATAAGTTTCCTGCACAAGAAATTAGGCTAAAGCTGATTTCACAAGAGTATTACAACCTAGTCTCAGATATGTTTATGACGCGCATAAAAGAGATTTGTGAAGAATATTGGCACCCTATGGAAATGCTAGGTATTCGAGATATCTTTGTTATGAAGTACTCGCAAAGTGGTCAGACCTCACTAAACCTTCACACCGATGCATCGCTTGTTACCGGGTCTGTAAAATTAAATGAGGATTATCGTGGAGCTGAGTTGGTATTTCCTAGACAAGACTTCTCAAATATCAACACAAAAGCGGGAGATGTTATCTTGTTTCCGGGCGAAGTCACGCACGGGCATCGATGCAACGAACTACTTGAAGGCGTAAAATATTCCCTAACAATCTGGACTAAAAGATTTACAGACGATACAACCTAAAAGGCTAATAATAAATGAGCTTTAGTAGTGTAGCTTTTTCAGAAACACCTTTTTCTTCGCTTTCTGCAAGTATTCTGGAAGCATCCGCAAATGTATCCGCCCAAGCTACTGTTGTAATTTCAGGCGAGTTGCAGGAAGACATCAATTCCCTGACAATTGCTGGGACCTCCACTGTCGCTGATGTCGATGAAAAAATTGTTGCAAATGCTGAAGGAGTAATTCTTGCAAGTGCTACAAGTGCTACTGTCACTGATGTAGATGAAGTTCTTGTTTTAAATGCGGCACTTAGTGCGATTACTGGCTCGGCTACTGTTGGAGATGCAGGCGGAGGAGTAGTTTCAGATAGCTCTTCTTCCATATCTGAAACCGCCACTGTTTCTGGATCTGTTAGTATTTTATCAGACGCCAGTAGTAACTTTGTAAAAGTAGACTCCGCGGTAACGGGGGAGGGGCTTTCAGTTGCAAATTCTGCTACTGACGGTATAATAGGTACTAGCGTTGTAGCTAATGTTACAACAACAGTTCTCAGTAACGCAACATCCTCTGCGTCTGGACAGGCCGAAGTAACTGGCGCAGTTAAAGTAATCCTAATTGCTAGTTCTACTATTACCGTAACAGCAACCGTCTCTGGATTTGCTTTACGTAGCATCTTTTTTGATACGGCTAACATTAATTATCGCCGTGTTATACACATACCTAAAGACAACAACAGAATAGTTCATATAGAAAAGGGGCCATCAAGAGTCATTGCGATACCTCAAGGGCTACAAAGAATAGTTCATATAGAAAAGGGGCCATCAAGAGTCATGGCGATACCTCAAGGGCTACAAAGAATTGTAAGGATAGCGGCGTAAAATGGCATTTAAGTTTCCTGATAAAGATCCAGATGAAAAGCTGGACTACACTGTGGACTGGTCTCGGTACTTAGCGGCTGGTGAAACAATCGACTCTGCCGGATGCACGTGGAAGATTCAAAAATCAGATGGTAGTTACGTTGAGTTTGCTACAGACCAGAGCTTTGAAAATAACGAAGTTATACCTAACGTAGACTCAGGAGAAGGAACAACAACAGGTTTAACAATAATGAGCGAAACGTATACTACGACTAAGGCTGTTATTGTTCTTTCTAAAGGTATCGCCAACACATCCTACCACCTACTCTGTGAAATACGAGTCAACGATGCGGATGGAGCTGTAACAAACAGAGAGATTAACCTGCGTGTACGGGAGCGTTCATAATGGCGTACGATTTTTTAGGGTTGAGCAACGATGTTGCAGGCCGTTTGAACGAAGTACAAATGACTTCCGCAAATTTCGCCACTGTGACAGGCGTTAGCCAAAATATCAAAGAAGCTGTTAACTCCTCGATACGTCACATTAATCAATCGCATTTTCATTGGCCGTTTAACCACAACACGGAAGAAGAGATACTATCTGCGGGGGTATCTCGGTATTCACTGGCAGAAAATATTAAGTATGTTGATTTCGGGTCATTCCGCGTTAAGAGAAACACTACGTTAAACGTAGGGGAAGGCCGCCGACTTAACCAGATCAATTACTCTGAGTATCTCAGTACGTACCTAGATCAGGAGTACGAAACAGACAGCACGAAGGGTGGAGTACCAAGAAACGTCGTCCGTACTCCCGACATGGGCTTCGTCATCGTGCCGATGCCAAATTTGGCGTACACAATACAGTACGAACAGTACATGGACCCTGTGGATTTAATTGAAGCAACAGACGTGCCAACAATACCTGAGAGATTCCGTCACGTAATTATTGATGGGGCTATGTACTACACCTATATGTTCCGCGATAATATTGAAATGGCCGGTATGTCACAGAACAAATTTGACAATGGTGTTAAGCAAATGCGGACTCTTTTGACTAACGAGTACGCTTACTTCAGGGGAGCATAATGCCTGATCGTTTGCAAACTTACCCCATACAGTTTCAAGGCGGGCTAATATCGAATATCAGTCAGCTACAGCACGGAATTGAAGCACCGGGTAGCGCAACAACCCTGACTAATTTTGAACCCGCTATTGATGGCGGGTATCGTCGTATTGAAGGGTTTGATAAGTACGATTCTAACGAGGTCACGGGGACTGGGGCGATACGTGGCGTATTCTTTTTTCAAGATGCGGCGTACGCAGTAAGAAACGAGCATGTGTACTTTTCGGGGGGTTCTGGGTGGACTGCTATAACGAATAGTTCTGACTATGCGGATAGTGGAAACTCACCAACTCTTGACGCATCAGGCACAGGCATCGTTCGTTTTGAGAAGCTAAACTTTACGGGAGTCCCAACGCTTGTTCTTGTCGATGGAATTAGCTACCCATTCCGCTTAAAGTCGAGTCGCTTTGTTGAGCTAAACAATACAGATTTTGACATGCCAACTGACGCCGAGGGTGCTAGTCATGTTATTGCTTTTCAAAATCATCTGTTTTTAGCCAACGACGACAAACTTCTTTTTTCTGCACCGTACGACGAGAGTAATTTTACATCCGCATCTGGCGGAGGGTCGATCAAACTTGACGACGGTTCTACAGTCACCGCCCTCAAAGTGTTTCGTGATCAGCTTATTATATTCACAGAAAGATCAATCTATCGTCTTGAGGGAAAGACGGTAGCAGATTTTCAGTTAACTTCAATCACTCGTGACTTAGGGTGTACGGAGCCTGACACGGTTCAAGAAGTTGGTGGCGACGTTATGTTCTTAGCTCCCGACGGTTTGCGTCTTTTAAGTGCGACTGAGCGTAACAATGACTTTGGCCTCGCTGTTGTCTCCCGAAATATTCAGAGTGATGTCAAAGAGTTTGTCGCTCGAAATCCTGCGTTTTGTAGCGTTGTCGTTCGTGCTAAATCTCAATATCGTATCTTGGGTTTTAACACTGCATTTACTGAGGACTCTGCTCAAGGAATAATTGCAGTACAAAGAGCGGCACA